TCGGACTACGCCTTCTGATAAGAACTTCATTCTTAATGCTTGTCTCATACGACCTTCGTCACTAAAATCCCAGTCATCATATTGTTTTCGTACTTGGTCAGCATTTATCCAAACACCTCCAAGTTCTTCTGCTAATGGTTCAGCAAGATAACTCTTACCAGATCCTGGCAGACCAAAAATCAAAATCTTTTTCATTACTTTTCTTCCGGTTTTGTCTCAGGTGCAGGTGGCGTATCGGCCGCAGGTGGTTGCTTCTTAAATTTCTTTTCGAAGTCATCTATAAATCTGCTTATATACTCGGGTGGCTCGTTCATTGTGATCAGTGGGCCTTCACCGGTATCTGCAAGAATGCTTTGAGTTAGCATGTTTTGTGAAGCTTTAAACTTGATATAAGTTTGCTTCTTCTCTTTTTGTATTCGTCTTAGAAATGCAAACCAAATAATCTGTGTAAAATACGCAAATGGATTTTGGGATTTCTCAGGATCAAAATTGTGAAGGTACTGTAAGCAATTCTCAATTCCGTCTGATATCATTTCTTCTTTGTATGAGTAGCCTGAAAAGTTTGGTTTGGTTGCTAGCCTTGTGCCAATCAATAGAATGCACTTTCCAATGTATTCAGGTACTTGTGGTTTGTTCTCTCCTGCGTCTTCAGCTTCATTGCATAGTGTTCTGTATGCTACTAATGCTGCAAGCAAATCAGGATTGTTCACATAGTTGCGTTTTCTTGCCATTATTGAATCCTTTTAATGTTTATGCTATAAAGGTACAAGCTCTATAAGTTTATGTTTCTTAATTCTTTAAAGGTATTATTATAACATATTTTTGAGGGTTTGTCAACACTTATTTTATCTTGTGAAAATAAATGAAAAAAACAGTTGACAAATGGTACGAAGTAGGTTATAATAAACTTATCAAGTTTTAAGGTATATAGTAGTTGTATTAATCAAACCTCTATAGTATAAATCTTGTACGCAAATTGCTCTGCTCCGTAGATTTCAATTCGCTTCTTAAAATGCTTCAACGTGTAGTTCTCGAAAGAGCCGACCGAAAGGTCGTCCGTTATATCATATAGAGTAGCTTGCTCCGAGTCATCAGCCTTCCTCAAAGTTCTACCAATTGATTGTAGCACCTTAATTTCAGACTTTGAGCCAGTAGCAAATATCACATTATCTAATCTTTTCAAATTAACTCCTGTAGAGAATACTCCGTAAGAAGCAAGTATGTCATGTCGCTTCTCTGGGTCATTTTCTATTAAGTGTCTAATTTCTTCACGTTCGGTGCCTTTAGTACCACCGTAGATAAAATGGAGTACACGACCTTCCTTGCGAAGCATCGGTTCAAGCACCTTACCATGTTTTTCAACTAAATCAAACAGAACTAGATTGTTCTGCCCCTTTAGAGACCATAGCAAATTTCGTATAAAAAGATTTCTCTTTTCATTATTAACAATAAACTCTCGTTCAGCTGGCCATTTCTTTGTTCCATCTAAATTTTTGAGAGCATCTTTAAACTTCTTACGTGTTTCGACGCTATGAGATAGCACGATAGCTTTGACTTTAAAGTCTGCAACTGTTCCTGCATCCATAAGCTCTTTTGTATTCACAAATCGTTTGACTTCGCCAAAGCAACCTTCTAACACAAGTCGGTGTGTTTTACTTTCAGCTGATTTCAGTGTACCAGTAAATCCATGGCGATATTCACAGTCTGTTAACTTTTCCATAATGGTAGTTAAACTTTTAGATTGAAACGTATGTGCTTCATCTCCAAGTACAACTGCAAATTGGTCGAACCAATCTTTTCCTAATTTTACTAGTGACTGCCATGTTGAGATAACAATCGGTGAGCTTGTGTTTTTATCAACACCACCTTGAATAGTATAGATATCGCTTTCGTCACAACCATAATCTACGAAGTCACCTTTCATTTGATGTACTAATGAGATAGTTGGAACGATAATTAATGTACGATGGCCAAAAGCTTGGAAGTAATGTTGTTGAATCAAATAGATTATTAAAGACTTACCAGATGATGTCGGTGATAAAGATAAAGATCTACGCTTACGCAAAGCGTTAAGTACATAGTCGTTTTGATAGTCTCTTGGTAGAAATTTACAATTGATTTCTTTAGCGAGTTGTACAGGGTAGTCATCATCGAAGTCCTCGTCTAATCCTATATGATCTGGAGCAGATAAGAAATATCCACGATCGTCACAGAATTTTTTAATATGTGGATAAAGGCCAACGTAGATAGTTGGTCTCATAGGTTGGAATAGTCTAATAATACCATCCCACATTCTATTCTTATAAGCAGGAACGAATTGATAACCTTCAGGTCTAAAACTAAAGTGCTCAGATAATTCCATGAGTGTGCCCGAGTCAGCTTTCACTTTCATGTGTACGGAATTAATAGCTTCAATAGTTATTTGTTCACTCATTATAGTTTAACCGCCAATATTACGAGTATTGCAGTTAGTAGAATATTTGTGAAAAAGATGCCGATCGCTAATATAGTATGATACCATATCCATCTTGTTTTGTATGCATTTTCGATAGTAACTTCGCTTGGATCTGTATCGTCAGCCATCATATCAATGACTTTATTTCTTTCAAGCTCAGTTACTTTATTCTGACGGTTAGCTTCTTGTCGCCACCCCCATTCTAAAAATTTATCCCACACTGATCGTTCACCTCTATTCATTGTATAGTACTATTTATTAATAGTCTCCTGATTGAAATTTGAGCATATCAATCATATTTTTGATTATGAAGTTTCGACTATGAATTGTTCTAATAATATCTTCAAGATAATTTGAATTTGCTGTGTGATAGTCAATCGTTAAACTAAGCTTAATAATATCTTTATCTGATTGAATATATTTGTCTACGTCCTGGCGCAATACCTTTAAACGAAAAGGCTTCCAACCATTATCTTTTAGATCTTCTTCAGCCATACTTCCATCATAATATTCACGCTTAAGACGCTCAAGCTCTTTGTATTCGGCTTTTAATTTTTTAACACGAAGCACTTCCCTATAGAAAAGGTTGTAGTACTTACTGTGTAGTTTTGGTATGTTTTTAGATTCACCAACTAGATTTGTTTCGTCTATTGATGAGTCTGCTGCCCATAAAGTGGCAATATCATTTGTGTCCATTATATACTCGCTTGTTAACTATAAAGGTATATTATATCACGTTTTGTGGTATTTGTCAACCCTTTAAGATAATTGCTTAATATCAAATTGATCATATCGTACGGTTACTGTTGCTTCAACATAACTAACATCAGCATTACTTAAGTCTAAACTCACTGGTGTAATACCAACAGGGAAACAATTTGTAAACGTAGCTTCAATATTTGGATTTTTCTGTGAGTTTAAAATTATGATAGAGATATCTGAAGTAAGACCATCAATACTTTTATTTAGTTTATCATATGACGCTAAAGTTTCTGGAGTACCAAAAGCTTTTAACCAACTATAGATTTCAATATAGTTGTTCATATTCTCGTCTACGATGAAAGTTAAATCTAAATCAGCATAATTAATATGATCGCCAACACTATAAAAAGAACGCAACGGCGTTTCGCTCTTAACAGAGTTTGTTGTTACTGAAGGTAATAGAACCTTATTAGAAAAGAATTCTACGTGTGGCAACCTTTTGACCTGGATTTTAAATCCACCGGCAGATAAATAGTTATTAATCATAATGTATTTCCATTAAGTGTGTATACTCTTATTTATTAAAAAGGTGACTATAACATGTTCAAACCCAAATCTCTCAACTTCGAAGTCGACACTGCTGACCTCTCAATTAATGAAGTAACAAATCTCCATAACATATTTTTCGTTAATAAAGATTACGACTGGTGGTACGAGGTTTTACCTGGTGATGTTGTAGTTGACATTGGCGCTAGTGTAGGAATGTTTTCAGCCAAAGCTTTAGACGCTGGTGCTAAGAAAGTTTATATGATCGAACCAAGTAAGAAACTTTTAAAAACTGCAGTTAAGAACGTATCCGAGTATATTATAGGTAACAACGACTTACCAAGAGTTGTTCCGATCAACGCAGCAGTCGGTCGTACTGATGTTGATCTATCTAACGTATATGGTAATAATGAAGTAAAGCTAATGAGCTTATTAGAATTCTGTGTAGATTATGATGTCGAACAAATTGACTTCTTAAAAATTAATGCAGCTGGTGCTGAATACAATATCTTACACAGAGATATGTTTGATTTTTTAGGAACTAAGGTTCGTCATATAGCAGTCCGTTGCTATTTAGATGCTCAGTATGGTAGTCTAGATAAATTTAAAGAGTGGCGAGATACTGTGCTAAATCCAATGATTGAACTTGGAAGAGTTTACGCTCAAGAAGATTCGTATATTGAAAAGCTTCAAACCGGTCAGTTTGAAACATTGCCAAAAAACTTTATGTTGTATATTAAGAATTGGTAGCTACCAATTGTGTATATTCCCTGCTATGATAAAGAAGCAGGTGATGAAGTTTACCGACACGATAACAGTTCTAATCATTGCTATCTTGTCGGCTTCTCTATCAGTCGTTCCTTCTTTCTCGCCTATTGCTTTTGCCCAAAGTCGCCAATATTTTTTCATTAGAATGCTGCAGCCTCTACGTAATAATCTTTAGCATCTTCTGCAGACTCAAAACTGGTTATCATGTATTCGCCTTGAGCAGCTGATTCTTCAATGTGCTGATCGCTATTTTGTTCGGCCCATAATTCAAAGAGTTCTGCTTGCTCTTTCCCTTTGTATTTCTTACTGAAGTTTACTTTAACGTGAGCATCAGCAGAGTCGACACCATAGGTAACACAAAGCTTATACTCTGTACCTTCAATACGTCTTGTTGAGAACTCTGTGCCTTCACTATTTGATTTGGTACCAGTAGTAACTGACCTGAGCTCTGGATACTTTTCATAGAATTTAAATCCTTCTGCTACAGGATCAATTTCTCCAAGCTGCCATTCATTAAATATTTCAGTTATTGGTTGGAGTACCATTAGTTCGCCATAACGACCTTTAACTTTATTGTCTTTTGGATTCGTTAAAGCGATCGTAAGTGCCTCAATAGCAAAGGATGCAATTTCGTGTACCTTTGTTGTCTCGGCGTATTTCTCTAAACTGTGAGCAATGATAAACAAATTGTCTGGATCATAATCTTTACCGCCCATACTTTCTTCTTTAGTATGGTCTAAGCATCTGCTCTTAACACCCACACCACTATAGTGTACTGTATTATTAAGTATAGATTCTCGTAAATTACCTTCAGCACTATATGCATAAACATATTGGCCAAGGCTTTTCATAAACTCAGATTTGTATTTCATTTTATTGCTCCATTATATAATTTTTAAATCACTTAAGAACTGTTTCTTAGAGGTTGTTTTCTAATACCTTGCCGTGTGGAGTTGGTTTACCGTTATCACCTAAGTTAACAAACACTAGTGAGTCAATGGTAGTAATAACCTGTTTAGTTTTTTTGTTGCGGACCTCGCAATTAATCGTTATCTAATTGACAAGTACAGTATATGTATGCTTCTTCATCTACCCAATCAAGTACCCTGCCTCCAAACAATGTTGCATTAGAGTTTAGGTCCTTGTGGGTGACCATCTTCCTTGTAAAGTATTTCATTTTATTGCACCATTATATAATTTTTAAATCACTTAAGAACTGTTTCTTAGAGGTTGTTTTCTCCCAAGAAGCCAGATCCTTTTCAGCTTGAGCTATTTGTTTCTCAAGATTTGCAATCTCTTCTGTAGTTAGATTAGAAAACGGTATACCAAGTAAACGGTTACAGTGTTCTTGAGTTGCATCAGTATTATTTAAAATTTGTTCGCTGATATCTTTCTTGTTCTTACCTTTAAAGATAATCTTATCATCAAGTACTGCATTAATAAATTGCATCTTAATCTTAAGCCAAGTCAGTTCAGAGTTATAGTTCTCAATGTTTCTATTGATTCGTTGGTCAAGTACTCCATAGCGATAATCGCAGAAGTCAGCAATAAGATTACGAACATCATCATATTCTCTTAGCTTTCCGTCTTGATCTATCACAGTACAGTTTTGACTAAGTACTCTTGTTAACTTAAACTTAGCAAGTACTTGTTTGTGATTCCATTTGGCTGAAGAAGCAAGCTTGAGTTTTACGTGGAAGTTAAAGCCACTCTTATCACAACAATCTTCATAAGATACTATATCTCCGTCATCCTCGAGTTTATCTAGTACCTTTACGTACCCTTCTCTATCTAGCCCATATGGTACTTCAGTAATATTTAAAGTAGTCTTAGAAGGCTTCTTATAAACACCAATAACAGTGTATCGTCTAGGCTCGATAGGATCTTTTTCTACAGTACCTTTAAACTCAGGGAATTTAATATCGATATTGCTTTTAATTTTCTTAGTTCGTATGTATTCTTCGCAAGCTTGAGCTACACTGTTAGGACAATGTGGAAGAATATTAGTAGCGAAACCAGTAGCAATACCTTTAGTACCATTAACAAGCACCAATGGAATTACTGGTAAGTAAAACGCTGGTGGCTCGTGCTCTGGATCTTCATGTACAGGACTTAATTCTATATCTTTAATATACTTT